GCGGTTTTGTGTAGGGCGGTGTTACCCTTGTTTACCCTTTAGCTGCTAGTTTCGCAAAGTAACTCAGCGTATCATCATCATCATTATCAGTTGACGCTGGCTCCTCTGCTACCCGCATTTCTGGTTCAGCCGCCTTTTGGAAGGAAGGAGAAGGGGCGGTTGTATCCAGGGTTACGGATTCTGCGGTGGTAAGAGGTTGACCCTCCTCACCTAAGACTCGCATCAGCTTAGCTTTCAGCTCGTCATAAGTCTTATAGCTTTTCGGATCGAGGAAATCCTGTAGGCCATACAACTTGTTGTACACGGCTTCGAGTTGATCCTCGTCACCGTTCATTAGTTGGCTTGGGGAAGCGAACTCTGATTTATCGTAGTTTGGGTAACCCTCAAACATACGAATCTTTAGTTTGAAATCCGCACCTTCCCAGAAGTCAAATGGGTTAATTGGATCCTCGTCTTGGAACTGAGGCTGCATGACATCCATGATCTTATCAAAGATCTTCTTGCCAAACTTATAGAGGAATACTTTCCCCTCGTTCTCTGGATTAGCAGGATCGCTAACCACAAGAACATTGGCAACATGATGTAGACGACGTTTACGATCGCGAGCGATCGCTTTGTCTTCGTCACGTCCAGAGTTCCACAACTGTGAGTTCAATTCGGATACTGGATCCTGCTGACCAATAGAGGTCAACGAGTTCTCAATATACCATAGACCTGTCGGTCCCTTGAACCCATGATCCCAATAACGAACCCAGGGGAGATCCTCGCCCTCTGGTGCTGGTAGGAAACGGATTACTGCATAACCATTCCCAGACTTATCTCGAGTTGGCTTCCAGAAACGATCGTCCACATAGGACTTCTTTTCTCCGGATCCACCTGCAGCTTCTGCTGCTTGGACCAATTTTGAGATATCTGCGCGGTTACGCTTGAGGTTTGCAAAAGACATATATTTCTCCTAGTATGTTTTAGTATTGCTGGATTATCCACTGAATATAGTATTATTATACCATAAACTCATCATAATGTAAATACCTTTAGCACAACTTTTTTCATTTTTTCCAAATTAGGATTTACGAAAAAACCGTACTTCCGGATCTTGCGTGAAACATCGGGCCATACGATAGTCTCACTAATTAATCGATCTGCCTGTCTCATAAAGCCTGTTAGCTTATCGAGAACGACCACAGTTTCTATGCAGATCGATCCACTAAGGTATTCCGATATGATCAACGGATGCTGACCATTCTCGGACACCAGTAGTTCGTCAAAGGAGTTTACCTTATCTGAAAGATTATTTATATCCTTCTCAAAGGTATAGGTCAGAGACTGATTACGCTTCTGCCACTCCTCGTAATTCTTGTCGTCGCTCATCATATCACCAACCCACTTTGAGTCTGATACGAACTGCGACGCGTAAAAAGAAATTAATTCGTTTGGATCGTTAAACCTACGCGCCAGTTTTGCAAAGAAGTACTTATCCTTTCGTTTCCAAAACGACTGAGGTTTCGCTGACGTCTTATAGTTATACCGAGGAGCTTCATACTTATCGTCCTCAAAGTGTAACTTCATAGCCATGTAGTATCTGAATGCGTCAAACGGTTCCATACGAATCATCATATTGGTAATTGATTTCCATTGCTTTTCATTAGCCTGAGTGAGATCGCTTCTGCCTCGATCTTGTCCTTAAGGATTGGACCAATAAGATTATTGATCTCTCCTGGATCCAGTTCTCTGTCCGTACATACATCGATGACTGCGTCCATATAGGTCATATTCTTTTCTTCGACTTTTGCCTCAACGAGTTTACTGAATCGTTTCTTTGTTAATATTTGTTCTAGTGACAAGTTATTCCTCCCATCTGTAGAATATATGGTCGTCAACTCTCATGATACGCCGAAGACTAGATGCCCAATACGGTTTAACGTTCTTTGCATGATAGTGAGTTGCGCCATTTGTTAAGTCCTCATATGTACCATACAAGGAAACGGCCTCTGTGGCTCTGTCCTGTGCAATATCCCACAGCTCATCATTCTTTGGGGCATCAGAGAGCCCATCGCAATACCAACTAAACTGACATTTGTGCCGTTTAGGGAATCCAGTTGAATCAGTAGGACCCTGTTTGATAACTTCACACGCTGTATCTGGGTAACGTTCGTCTACGATACGATTGAGAACAACGTGTGTTACTGCGATCTGTCCGAGGTGTGATTGATTACGAGCCTCAAAGTAAATGTTCTTTGCTATACACTCCATGTCAGGAGCAGTTAGACCTAGGGTTGTTGTCACAACCATTTCAGCTATCACGTGTTTCATTTATCTCGCTTTCAGTTCTAACCATCTCGTCCTTGACCATTAACTTCTGGATCTTAAGAGACTTAATGAATTTCTCAGGAGCACGCTCTGCCTCAAGCGCTAGTATCCTGTCGTTAAGATCCTTATGTTTACGCTGTAAGGATTCCAGCCTTGCTTCCATACTCATGAATCCATCACCCTAAGTAAAAGTGTTTCAGCGTTGATACGACCGTTTGGTTTGGTCGTTTTTGTAGTAAGTTTACCCCAAGCATTATCGATTTGCTTAGCCGTCTTACTCAGAATAAAAGGTAGGAAGTCGTCTGGTGTTCGCAGACGGACTGACCTACTAAGACCCTCATCAAATTTCTGTAGGGTAGTACCCTTTACCTCGAAGCCCGTTGTTGAGTAGCATACGTACTCAGTCAGTGTGCGAGTCTTTTGATTAAATGTATAGAGTCGCATGGCTCCAGGAACCGTGAGCGGATTGATGGAGAGTAACTTGTATTCTCGAGATTCCTTACAGAACTTGAGATATTTGATTTGTGAATCGTTGGACCGTTGTCTTGGTGTACGAGTCTTACG